CCTCGCGGCAATTCTGCTAGTAATTACCAGGTACTAGCCGATTCTCATCGCTACACTGGAGACCCAAAACATGAATAGAAAAAAACTTATAAAGCAATCGCCTTATGAGATTTTTCCTACTCTCATAAAATGGCTCGCAAATAATTTGACAAAATCAAATTATAAGGAAACATCTTATGCGTTAAGGATCGCTTCTAAGGTTCTTATGGTACTTAAAACTAGGGGTAAACCCGAAGCTATTAAATACTGTAAGAATCTGAGATCTATATTTCTGAAATCCATACTTAGTATGGATCAAGAATTTAGTCTCGGAAATCAGTTATGATTACCTAAAATCCTAAGACCTATTATATCTCATATACAAGAAAGCAAAAGTTACCCGTTTATTCGGCTAATCTTTAGTTCTCTTTATATTACTCGATTTATTAGGTTAGATGGGGAAATATCTACCTCTACAATAGAGACGGGCCCTAGTTATACTAGAACGCCACCTTCATTAAGAGAATTTATTATCCCTTTTCTTAAGGATTTAGGTGTTAACCCTAGACACTTAGGTCACATCCCTAAACAATTAATGTTTAAGGAGTTTCATATGTCTTCAAAGAGTGGTCCAAATGGGCATGCCCTTTGGACTTCTTATAAAGATATATTTAGTCTCACATCTGCTCAGCTAGAATCTATTAAGATTGTAGGAGGACAGAAGTTATATGACTTAATGCTCAAACTTACAGGCCTGTATCAGCGCATTCCTCAATTCTTCGATTGCCGTGCTACCCGCAAGGGTAGTCTGACTTCTCGAAGATTATCGAAAGTTGTTGACAAGGAAGGTAAGATTCGGGAGGTTGCGATAGGAGACTATTATACTCAGGCAGCATTGCTACCTTTGCATAAGTTTCTATTAAAGCAACTCTCCAAGATTAATCAAGACTGCACTCAGAACCAGATCAAAAGCTTTTACTCCTTAAAGGCCTCAAAAGGAAACTCTTATCATAGTATTGACCTTACGGCCTTTACTGATAGGTTTCCAATTGAAATCAATAAGGAAATACTTAGCTGTTGATTTGGAGAAGAATATGCTAATGCTTGGAAACACTTGATGGTTGGTGAACCATTTGATTATAAGTCCCGTAAGGTAACTTACGGAACAGGTAATCCAATGGGACTCTACTCATCATGGGCTTCTACAACATTAGCCCATCATTTCTTTTTATGAATGGCCTGTAAAAGGACAAATCATAATTGGAGAAGATGTCCTTATATGCTCTTAGGAGACGATATTGTTATTGCTAATGATATCGTAGCCAAGGAGTATAAGGTTATTCTAACTGAATGGGGCATTGAGTTTAACGAAAGTAAAACTCATGATTCGGAGCATGGATTTGAATTTGCTAAGCAAATTCGCCTTCATGATCAGAATGTCTCACCATTTCCCTTATCGGCTCTCTTCGAGAGACAATCCGAAACTATCACTAGTTTAGGAATTATCCTGTCTGAGATCCAGTATAAGAAATGAAATTCAGAATTGATGTCAGTAGTAAAGAACTACTATATTGAAGTATTGAAGTGGACTCGTCCTAAATATAGGGCATTCCAACCAACGCTTGAATTAGTAATATCTCTAATTCGCTATCTACAAGGAGAGGAGATTCTAGGTAAGGCTATTAGGTCTTACGTAGTCTCGCTTCTCGGTAAGGCTGGAAAATGGTCTAAACCGATGCATAGAAGGTTATTCACCCAATATGTAGCTGTTAAGACAATTCAACAACTTTATCTAGATAGCAGAGAAAGGATAGTAAATCCGAAAACACCAGGTAGCTTGGGTGACCTTGCTACCGAAATGGTAATTCAGATTACTTCTTTACGTGACGGTGGAGCTGACTGTTTTGATTTAATCGAATCAGTTCCTTTTTTACAGGTATATGGAAGGGCAGAAGAATTATTTCTTAAGACCTTCGACAACCTTTATGATTACGGAATGGGGAGTTCTAACGAACGCCTCCGAGCCGATATCGGAAAGGTTGACATACCTCTTTCAGATTCTGGTTTCTATGTACGTCATCGTGACGTAATAGTTATCAGAGCCATGAAAGCCTCAAAGATCATAACTAACCTCTTAAAAACGACAACTAAAGTTGATGCTTATAATGGTCAATTAAGGTTTGAACTTCCTTGGGCTCAGAAACTTATTTCTAAGTTTCCTGAGTTAAGGGAGCCCTAACGTTTAGGATCCTCGGTCAAGAGACCGATTACCTAATATCTTAAAGGGTATTGGGTAATAGCTTTGCCTCACG